ATCGGGTAGCCGATGGACGCGCGGCCGCTCACCGACACCCAGCCCTCGATGCCCGAGGACGCGCTCGCCGTCCCACTCACTGGCCAGGACACGGACTACTCGTGCGGCGCGGCCGCGCTGCTGGCGGTGCTCCGCTACTGGGGCGTCGGCCAGGACGTCGAGGAGTCTGACCTCTACGAGGACATCGACACGACGGAGCGGGACGGCACGCCGCCCGACGCGATGGCCGAGGAAGCCGAGGCGCGTGGTCTGAAGGCGAACTACCGCGGCGACGTCACGACGGATGACCTCAAGGATGCGCTGACCGCCGGGCTCACCGTCATCCTCGACATCCAGTCCGGCGATGACCCGAGCAGTGATGGCGACGGCCACTACGTCGTGCTCGTCGGGATGGACGACGCCAACGCGTACGTCATGGACCCGGCCAGCGGTGGGTCGTACGCATGGGTGCCGCTCGATGAGCTGGACGAGCGGTGGCATGATGATGAGGACCACGGCGCGCTGTTCATCGAGGGCACGAGCGCGCTTTCCTCGCCCTTGGCTGACGTCGAACTGGAGAGGCTGTGATGTCGAGTCATCTCGCGAAGTGGGCCAAGTCTGACCGCGGTCGTGGAGGCAAGCCCGACAAGGAGGAGAAGAAAAATTCTCCTGACGAGCAGCGCGCGCTCAAGACTCTCCAGCGCGAGGCCAAGCAGGCCGGCTCCGACCTGGCGACCGGTGGCGAGGGCGGACTTCCGCCGTCGACCGTCCTTGGCGTCATGCGCAAGGCGAACTACGAGTGCAAGGCATGCGGCCGGCTCGGCGACATGGAGACCAACGGCGGCCTGTCCATCCACCACAAGAGCGAGCACCTGGAGAACCCGAAGGCCAAGGCCCGTTCGCAACTGCTCCGCAGCCAGGGAAAGAAGGACGCCGAGAGCAACATCGTGGCGCTATGCGCGCACTGCCACGACGCAGTCCACGAGCGCGACCGGGCCGAGTACGGCGACGCCGAGCAGAAGGCGCACCCGGAGCGCCACTGATGGCGGCGTCCAGCGTTGCCCTCCCGTACGACTCCCTGCCCGGCGTCATCTCGTCGGCCGCCCTCGCGGAGCACGTCAAGCTCTGGGCCGTCTACGAGCAGACCAAGGACAAGAACGAGCACGCCCTGGCCGGCGCACTGCTCCACGAGTTGTACTTCTCGGGGCTCACCCCCACGCCGACACCCGTCGTCCTTCCTGTTCTGCACGGGGCGCTCATCTCCGCGTTCGGTTCGGTCGACGCGTTCTGGCGCGACATGGCGGCGGCCGCGATGAAGTCGAGCGGGTGGGCACTCCTCGCTGTGAGGGGGAACCACGACCTACGCATCATCGCGCAGGATGATCACAACGGAGGAGTGCCCGGCTACGAGCCTATCATGGCCATCGATACGTACGAGCACGCCTACTGGATGGACTTCGGAACTCGCAAGGCGGATTACTTGTCTGCGCTTTGGAAAGTCATCAACTGGCCCGAACTCGAACGCCGCTGGGCGACTGTGAGGTCTCGATGAAGTGCAAGTGCTTGCGCCCGCGCGCCGTCGGCGGCACCCAGCCCTGGCAGTGCCAGAACTGCCACGGCATCATCCCGGTCAAGGTGCAGCCGCTCGCGATTCCCGAGTGGCGCAACGACCACAAGGCCGCGTGCTCGTGCTTCGACTGCGTGTTGAAGCGCGTGGGGTTCACCGATGGCCAAGCCTAGCGGAAAGAAGCTCGCCGCGTTCGCGCGCGGTGGGAAGGCCACCCGTCTCAGGATCGTGGACACTGACCGCGGCGGCCACGAGGAACGTATCAAGGCTGCCGATGAGAAGCGTACGCTCCACCAGGACGAGATGGCCAAGCACCCGGCCGGCTCTGCACAGCACGATGAGCACATGCAGAAAGCCAACGAGGCTCACGCCCAGGTGAACCATGCGGTCAAGGCTGCCCTGAAGGACGGCCGCGGCAAGATTCAGCGCGGCGAACGAGGCGGCCAGTTCTACCTTTCGCCGGGCGGCCAGAAGGTCTACGTAACGGGTGTGTAGGATTCACTCGTGGCAACCAAACAAGACCCCCTCTACTACAAGACGCTGGAGGTGTCGCGGAACCGGTTGAACCGGCTCGCGGCGGACCGCAACGTCAGTCAGTTGAAGGGCCTCTACGACACCGCTCAGGATGAGCTTCACGCCAAGCTCCAGCGCACGACGCCCGGGCGGAAGGAAGATTTCACCGCACATCAGCAGCGCATCGTGCTCGCCCAGGTTCGGCAGGGTCAGGCGGTGCTGTCGAGGCGGATGGCCGGCGAGCAGGGAGACCTGACGCGGCAGGCGCAGGTGGATTCACTGCGCGGGCTCGGTTCCATGATTGGGAAGCTGGAGCAGAAGTTCACAGGCGCTGACGTCCCGCTTCCCATCGATGAAGCTGCTCGCTTCTGGGGCGTGGTCGACAAGCGGCGCACGTCCTTGCTCCAACAGCACAAGACCTCGATGGCCAGCTACGGCAAGCGTGTGGTCGGCGCGGTCGAGCAGAACCTGGCGCTTTCACTCGTCCAGCAGGAGACCACCGAGCAGGCCATCGACCGCGTGCGCAAAGTCGCGGGCAACGAGTGGTGGCAGGCCGAACGCATCGTCCGCACGGAGACCGCTTGGGCCATGAACGCGACCCACGCGGACGGCATCGCGGAGATAGCCGAAGAGGTCGACGATATGTACATGCGGTGGACCGAGCACGTCACCGATGACGGCGAGCCGATGGACAATCGAGTCGGCGCGGACTCCATCGCGATGCACGGTCAGGTGACGCGCCCCGGCGGGCTCTTCACGATGCCCGACGAGGAGGGCGTCAGCGATTCGCTGGTCGGAATGCGCTGGGCGTTTCCCCCCAACCGGCCCAACGACCGCGCGGTCCTTTCGCCCTGGCGTCCCGACTGGGGCGGCCTGGCTTGGACGTTCAACGGCCGGCGCAGGCGGTACTTGTGAACTACCCCTCACATCGATAGCATCTCCCACGGAGGCTCCCATGGCCGTTGACCCGAAGAAACTGGCTGCGTTCGCCAACCAGAAGAAGGCGCCCGGCAAGCCTGGCGGCTTCCCCCCGCCCAAGAAGGGTGTCAACCCGTTCGCCAAGAAGGGCGGCAAGGGCGGGAAGAACGGCTACCACAAGCCGGACGAGACGTCGTCGACCGGCGGCGGCCCGCCTGGGTTCGGCAAGCATGACGACGGTGACCCGAGCCTGCACGAGGACGGTGTCGACGTCGAGGCCATCGGGCAGCGCGTGCAATCCGGCAACGGCGATGGCCGCCTGATGAAGCTCGCGAAGGGCATCACCGAGGAGACCAACCCGCCCGACTCGATCACAGATGAGGACACCTGGGAGAAGGCCAAGAACGCGGTCGAGCCCAAGTGGGACGAGTACGACGAGCCCTACGCCGTCGTGATGCACGTCTACGAGCAGATGGGCGGCGGCTTCAAGGATGGCGGCGGCAAGGGCTACGGCCACGGCCACGATGACGACGACATGGATGACGACGAGGATGAGGACGACGATGGCGGTGGCGGCGCGTAGGGTTGACAGCCCTGCCGCTCGTGGGTAGGTTGGTTCCCATGTCCTCCTCGCATTAGCCTCAGCCCTTCGGATGATTTTCTCTCCGCCGGCTCCGTGGACCGACACCAGCGCGACGCTGACGGTCTACAACCTCAGCACCTTCTCTATCACTACTGCATCGTCCGATCTGACCTACCAATCGGTCTCATCGGCGCCTACCTCATCCACGCATCTGACGAGTCCGTCACTGGTCCGGTCCCACCCGGTACCAACGCCGTCGCCCTTGCGGTGCCCGATGAGGCCGCCCTCACGGCGCTCAGACATGCGCTCGCAGCCGCAGGTATCGCGCATGCCGCCATCGTCGAGACGGAGGGCGCGCACGCGGGACACCTCATGGCAGTCGGCTGTGCGCCAGCGCCAAAGGCGCGACTGAAGCGCCATCTCTCGTCCTACCCCAAGCTGAAGGAGAAGCTCTGACCACCATGCGGTCGTAGCTCATCAGCAGAGCGCCGAGAGTAATGACCTCGGAGGTAGGAGGGGCAGCACCTCCCGACCGCGCCACATTCCGGGCAGTTGTTGACACGTCTGTCGTCTCTGGTACGCTTCATTTCATGGCAACAATCTTCTTCACCTATCCGCTCGACGTTCCGCATCTGGAGAGCGAGCGGATTGTGAATCGAGAGAATGCCGCGCCGGGCAACGACAGCCACCTCAAGGCGTTCCCGAATCCCGAGGCTGGCGACCTTCAGATGGACCCGATTCCGCACTTCGATCCTGAGCCGCTCTCGACTCCAGGCGCACCGTGGAAGAACATGAAAGGGGGTCGCTGATGCACAAGGCAACGCCAGGCGTCCACCGCTCGCTCCGCGGCATCGCCGAAGAGAAGAACGAGGCGAGTGGGTTCGACGGTCCGAGCGACGCGAGTTACGACGCCATGGGCGGCACGCCCAAGGACGCCAAGGATGTTTCACGTGGAACGTACACGTGCAACGTCATGGGCACCCTGACCCAGACGCCCATTCCGTCGAAGTCGATCAAGAACCCCATCAAGTGAGCAGGTAGGAGACGACCATGCCCAGCGCTCCCAACGACATGGCCGGCGACAAGTTCGGCCCCGACAAGTCGGTGAAGACCAACGTCGAGGTCTACGACGCCGAGCACGGCGAGTACGAGTGCCACGCCGGCATCAACTACATCTCCTCGCCCAAGCCCGCGAAGGACACCAAGAGCCCATTCGGTGGGCTGCACGGAGGGAAGTGAGTCATGCCCATCGACCTGTCGAAGCTCGTCACTACGACCCCGTCGGACCCGGTTCACAACCTGCCCGGCGAGTATCACAGCGACGTCGACGACATCCCCGACGCGGACAAGTGGCAGGAGTCGCAGATGCCGGAAGGCGCTGACCCCTCGCCCTTCAAGCTCGGCCCGATGGCGCCCGGCGGCCGGTAGCTCGTAGGTGGCCGACCAGTTCGCACTCTCGGGCAGCTACTCGTCATCGCCGCTCGTAGGCTCGCCCTCGGGCGTGGCTTCCATTCCGGCGCCCATCGATGAGCAGCTCGTCCTGACCGCCAAGTTCTACGACACCATCATGCTTGGCGTGGACACCCCAGTGTCGGTGCCGTTCAACGTCGGCGGCGTGTCGAACGCAGCGGTCGTGATCATCAAGGTGACCGGGCAGAAGGTCAAAGCCCGGTTCACCAGCACCGACGGGATTCAGCAAGCGGTCCCCATCGACACGTTCTTCGCGAACATCTCGCGCACGGTTCCGATCACTGCCATCGACTTGACCCGTACTCCTGGTGTGAGTACAAGAGTCGACATCTTCATGGGCCAGGTGTCGCCGTGACCCTTGAGCCACCCTCGCTGAGGAGCAGACCATGAGCGTTACCGCGACCAAGCCGACCCGAGTCCGCGACATCCTGAACGCCTCGAAAGAGGGGCAGATGGATGACGCCTTCCTCAAGGCGCAGATGGGCAACATGCTTTGCCCGTTCAAGTTCACCGTCACCGGCCTCGTGGCCGCGACGACGATCGACATCACCACGGCGGCAGTCGCAGCCGCGGCTGTTCCCGGCCCGTTCACTCCGGCGCTGACGACCCCGGACGACATCACCCGTCTGCCCGCTGCGCTCGGGCCCGGCTCGATGGCCGTCCGCGTCACCGCTGGTGCGGCGGCTGCGGGCGCCCGTCTCATGACCGACGCCGGCGGTACGGCGTCGGCCACGGTCGCCGTCCTGTCGGATGACGGCAAGAGCATCACGTTCGAGGCCACGGTCTCGGCCTTCGTCATCTACTACGTCCCTCGCTCGGCGACGGACTTGCTCGCGCTGTTCGCGGCGGACTAACGCCGGCTGGTAGTGCTTTAAACTGTGGGCACAACCCCTCGACCACAACGCCTACGATGGGCGGTTAACCATCGGTGAAACCAAGGAGCGAGGAACCACATGGGCGACGATAGCAGCACGGATGGGAGCACCGGAACGAACGGCAGCGCCGCAGCCGAGGCGCCCCCGACGCAGGTAGTCGGTGGCGGCAAGAACGTGGTGATGCCCACCTCAGCCCTCGGGCGTCTGAAGCAGGAAGCCAGGGAGCGGGGCAAGAAGGAGGCGATGGCGGAGTTGGAGAAGCAGGCCAAAGCGGTTGGGTTCGAGTCGCTCCAGTCGATGTTCGCGACGACGGCGGCTCTCGTCAAGGGCGGGCAGAACCATGTCAGCGCCAAGACGAACGGTGCCCAGAAGCAACCGCAGCGGCAGCAACCGCCGACCCAGCACCACCAGGAAGCCTCCGAGGAGCAGCAGCCCGTACAGCAGCAGCGGCCCAACACGAACGGCAACGGCCAGAGCAATGGCAACCGTTCGTGGAAGGAGCAGCGGCGGCACGAGCAGCTTCTTGAGCGTGAGCGGAAGGCCCGTGATGAGGAGCGCCGATTCCGTCTTCAGGAGGAGAAGCGCCGCAAGCGGGCCGAGCAGCATACCGAGGCTCTGGAAGCCGAGATGTACCTGCGCGAGCAGGCCATCATGTCGGGCGTCAAGGACGTGGACTACGCGGTCACGCTTTTGCGCCGGAGCATCGAGGGCAAGACCGAGAGGGAACTCCAGTCGTACGACGAGCAGAAGTTCTTCTCGGAGTTGCGCGAAAAGCAGCCGTACCTGTTCGGGGAGATTTCGCGCCCCGCGACGACGGGGACGGGGGCTGGCAACGCACCGACGGCACCGACGCCCGGCAAGGTGACGCAGCAGGCGGCGAATAGCGCGCAGGTCGACGCGGCGAAGATGAACGACAAGGAGTACAAGGAGCACCTGCGCAAGCGGGGGCTCAACTTGGACCCCAACAGCTTCCCCGCGTAAAGGGTTGTCCGGCCGCGCGTACGTACTAGTCAGTGAAGTAGTGGTGGCGTAGAGTACAACCAACCGGCTCGCTTACGCGCGGCCGTACAGAGAAGGGGTTGAGCCGATGGCCGACTTCAGTACGATCCTCCAGTCGCCCGACATCCGGGCAATCGTCCAAGAGAACATCCTTGAGCGTGCGTTCCACGATGCGCTCTTCCCCCGCCTGCTGTTCCGCGGCGACGCGAGCCCGCAGGTGTGGCCGGCGAACATCGGTGACACGATGGCCTTCACGGGCGTCGGCCTGATGAGCCCCACGCTCCAGCCGCTCACCCCGGGTGTCGACCCGCCGCTGGCGACGTACCAGAAGGAGCAGTGGACGGCGCAGCTTCAGCAGTACGCCTCCACCATCGACACCCACATGCCGACGAGCATCGTGGCCATCGCGAACCTGTTCCTTCGCAATGCCCACCAGCTCGGCATGGCGTCGGGTCAGACGCTGAACCGCCTGGTCCGCAACCGCCTGTACAACGCGGCGCTGTCGGGCTCGACGGTCGCCACGGGCGCTCAGGTCGGTGTCACCTCGCTTCTGGTGGCTCGCCTCAACGGCTTCACCACCGCGCGCCGCCCGGACCTTCCGTCGGGCTCGGCGGTCCAGTTCACCACGGTGTCGGGCACCAACCCGCTCCCGGTCCTCATCGGGCCGGCGCTGGCCGCCCGCAACGTCATCGGCTTCACGTCGCTGAACCCTGGCGACACGACCGGCCCGGGCAACCTCATCCTCGACGCGGCAGTGACCGTGGCCGACCGTGATGGTGTCTTCGCGGTCGACAAGAGCTTCATCGTCAACGTCGGCGGCGCCACGACCATCGACGGCATCACGACGGCGAACCAGCTCCGCCTGACGGACATCCGCACGGCGGTGGCCGACTTCTGGCAGAACAACGTGCCGGAGCACCCGGACGCGCGGTTCCACTGCCACCTGGACCCGACGTCGCAGGCCGAGGTCTTCAACGACCCCGAGTGGCAGCGCCTCCTGACCGCGCTGCCCGACTACTTCATGTACCAGCAGTTCGCCATCGGCCAGCTCCTCGGTTGCGCGTTCTTCCGCAACTCGGAGTGCCCGATTCCGCAGACGGTGGTCGGTGGCAACACGACCTTCGTCAGCGGCTCCCTGAGCTACTCCCTCCAGGACCCGTTCGCGGGCGAGTTGGTGAACTCCAGCGGCGTGGTCATCCACCGTCCGCTGTTCACCGCGCAGGGCGGCATCATGGAGTATTGGCAGGACCTGTCGGGTCTCATCACCGAGGCGGGCGTCACGGGCAAGGTCGGCGAGCCGCGCATCAGCAACAACGGCATCGAGGTCTTCACCGACCGCATCCAGCTCATCCTCCGGTCTCCGCTGAACCGCCTTCAGGACACGGTGGCGGCTTCGTGGAAGTTCATCGGCGACTGGCCGGTGCGGACGGATGCGACGACGGGCGACGCCTCGCGCTACAAGCGTGAGATCGTCATCCAGCACGGCTGATTCCTTTCACAGACTCCCCCAGAGCGGTCCGCTGGGGGAGTCGATGAAGAGATGGCAGCCGCCATTCATAGCTGTGCCCCTTCGGGGGCATTCGGACCGAATCACCCCACTTCCATGGGGTCTCGCGTCCACCGACACGACCCTGGTTCTAGGACTGGGATGGAAGTCGAGTCGGCACTGTGCTCCCTTGATCGGGAGCCTTCGGAGTCTGCAAACCCTGGGCTTTGCCCATGGAACCGCCGACTCCACTCGGGGCATCCGCTCACGCGGATTGGGTTGGTTTCGGCAACTGCACCTCACGGTGCTACATCGCCGAACTACACGTGGCCACACGTTGTTTTGGGGGACACTCCCTTACGGGTTGGGTCAAACTCGGTTCGTCCCCCTCTACTGTGCGTTGCTACGCCCCACCTTCAACGCGAGGCAGAGATGCCTCTGAACGCATAGGTGTCCGATGGCTGACAAGGAGACGGTCAAGTTCGACCCGGTGGAAGCGGCCAAGATGAAGGCGCCTTCGACTCTGTTCGAGAAGAAGAAGCCTGAAGAGAAGCCCGCGCCGCCCCCCGCCAAGGTCGAGCTTGTCCGTCCGCCAGCGTCGGACGCCGAAGTCGAAGCTGTGCTCGGCAAGCGCAAGCGATACCGGGTGAAGGACGACGTCGCTGTTCACGTCAACGGCTGCCTCACGAATCTGATGAAGGGGCAGGTCGTTTCCGAGCAGCACTGGGGCGTCGCTGCGATTCCCCTCCTCCGGGACCAGGGTGCTGTTCTGGAGGAAATCGAGTAGCCTCAAGAGGGGAGGACCGTTCATGCCGTTGGACCAGTCAGAGCGTGAGCGTGTTCGATATCACCTGGGCTACCTGAACGTCGCCATCGGGCCGAGCATCCAGTTCGGCCTTCCCCGCCCGGTGCAGACGCTGTTCATCGTCGAGATGGCGATGGACAACCTCATGGAGATTGCCCTCCCGCGCATCCGGCGCATGCTCCAGATTCTCGACAACATCGAGTGCCGCCTGGTCGACTCACAGGGGCGCCTCGTTGCGTCGAAGCTCGGTGAAATCACCATCGAGCGACAGCAGATGCAAGAGCCCGACTTGCTGGAGAAGGAATACTACCGGTGGGGCGGGCGCCTCGCGGACGACCTCGGCGTTCCGTTCTACGCCTACTCGAACCGCTACAAGAGCCAGTTGACGGGTGCGACCGGGAACATCCCCGTCAGGAATGGATAGCCGCTCGTGTCTTGCGGCTGCTGTGGCTCGGCCTCCTGCGGCGGGTGCGGACCTCCGTACCACGTAGTCACCGGGGGGCTCGGCGTCCACGAGAACCCGCTCAACCGGCAGAACATCGCCGGCGTCACCGAGTTGTGTGGTTCGCTCGCGTTCACCCTGCGCCCGGTCGTCGACATGATTCGCGACCTGTACACCACGTTCGGGCTGCGCCCGTACAAGGTGAGCCTGGTTCGCACCTCTTGGTCAGGCGGTAGGCGCGGCCTCGGCGTGGAGCTGGTGGTGTCGTCGCGCGTCATCCTGCCGACCCCGCTCATCTCGGACATGACCAGCCTGGCGGAGATTGTCACGCCGGTCGGGCTGGACGAGTTCGGCTCGGTGCTGTTGTCACAGGTATCGGGCACCTTCACGGAGGACCAGCTTCGCGGGCACATCTTCGATGGCGACCCCGTCCCGTTCGACCAACAGTTCTACTACGAGGTCGAGTTCCCGCCGGCTTGCGAGGGCGATGAGGGTGAGCGCCGCCGCTTCACCATCAAGGGTGCCCCGATGTATTTCGCTGACCGCTTCCAGTGGAACATCACGTTGGAGCGTCAGCGCAGCGACCGGACTCGCCAGGGGGTGCCTCGTGGCCCGTAAGCTCACCCTCAAGGACTGGACGAAGTGGGCGAAGAAGCTGCCGGCCAGCTTTGAAGGTGCTGTCGCGCGCGGCTTGGCCGTTGGCGGCCAGCGCGCGGTGCTGCTCCTTCAGACGGCGACCTCGGTGGCCGACGCGGTCGACACGGGCAACTACCGCCGCGGCTGGAAGTACGAACTGTCGGCGAAGCCGCCTGGGGTGCGGTTCTTCAACTCGACGCCGTACTCCGGCATCATCGAGGAGGGGCGCCGGCCGGGCGCCCGCCAGCCGCCGGTCAAGGCCATCGAGCCGTGGGTGCGCCGGCGGTTGGGGGTGTCGGGAGACGAGGTCAGGAGCGTGGCGTTCGCCGTCGCGCGCGCCATCGGCATCAAGGGCACCAAGGGCAAGTTCATTCTCAAGAAGAACGAGCCTGAGATCGCTCGCATCCTCACTGCTGAGGTGGAGTTGTCGCTTCAGAAGGAGTTGGCGCGTGTCTGAGCCACTGCTGCCGGACTCGACGACCACCCGGCTCATCACCGAGCCCGACGAGCCGCAGCACTACACGGTGACGCAGCAGACCGACGCGCGCACCGCGCTGACGCGCGGCTTGGCCGAGTACGCCAGCACGCTCGAAATCGATGGCGCGAGCGGGCGCCAGTTCATCTTCAATCGGGCCTACCAGACGTGGGCCGAGCCCGAGGATGAGGCGGCCTACCCGATGGCCGCCGTCTACGCGGAAACCCCGGGAGACTACGAAGCGTCCAAGCTGACGCCGGCTCTCCAGACCGCCGTCGCTGTTCAAGCGGGTGGCGACCCCATCAACACCGTCTACCTCATCCAGCCCTGCGAGTTGATGCTCGACATGGTGCTCGACATCTGGGCGACCGACCCTCTGATGCGTCAGAACCTCGTCGCCATGATGGAAGAAGCTCTCAACCCGGTGGACTGGCGATATGGCATGCTGTTGGAGCTGCCGTTCTATTTCAATGAACGGGGCACCTACGAGATGATTCGCATGGCGTACATCGACAGTGAGGACGTCGCACAGCAGCGCGTTCGCCGCGCGCGCGTCACTGTCCGTGGCCGCGTTTCTGTTACGCGCCTCGCGAAGGCTCCGCCGGCCAATTTCCGCTCGCGCTTGGGGCCGGACTTGGCGGTTGGCGAGCAGAAGAAACCGGGAGTCATCCGAGGCAGGGGGTAGTAGGATGCCGACGCTGTCCAACGAGGGAGAGGTCTAGCCATGGCTGGGTTCATTCGACGGTACACGTCCTTCCCAGGGGTGGAGACCATCACCCTCATCGAAGGCGTCATCATCATCGATCTTCCGCCCCCCGGAAACATCACGGGCGTCGGCACGGGTGTGGTCGCCATCGTTGGCGAGTTCGCTGACATGACGTACGCCGCGATGGCAGACGCCAACGGCGGCATCATCACCAACCCGCGTCCGGTCGAACTGTTCTCCGCGCAGGACATGCAGGACAAGCTCGGTGGGTTCGACCCCACCATCGGCGACTTCGGCAACTCCTGCGGCAATGGGTTTGTAGCCGTCAGAAACAAGCAATACAGCCGCCTCATCGGTGTCCCGGTAAACCTGTCTTCGCCGGAAGCGGTGCGCTTGTGGCGGCAGCTACCGACGAATACGAGCGCCACCAACACGACCCCGGCTGTGCCGATGCAAGCGGCCGGCGTCGCCCCGGGCACCGAGTTCAAGCTGGGCGACAACCGGGTCGACCTGAGCGCGCGCGTCTCGTTCAACGACTTCGCGGCCTACGAGACCGGCATCGACGGCTCGATCGTTCCGGCGGGCTTGCCCGTAGCGATTCAGCCCTTCGCATCGCTGGGCGCGGACTTCATCAAGTTCCAGGTGAAGGTCGGCGACGCACTCGTCCTCGACGTCATCCCGAGCGAGAGCACGACTCTGTTCTCGGACATCGACGCGGTCGTGACCATCATCCCGGTGGTCTCGACGGCCGGCTTCCCCGCGTCGGGCGTCATCGAAATTGAGACGGAGTTCATTACGTACACGGCTGTCACGTCGACCAGCTTCACGGGCGCCACTCGTGGTGCTCTCGGCTCAGTCGCGACCGCGCACACGGCCGGCGCGACGGTGTCGGCGGTCAACGATGCGGGGACGTACCGCGTGGCGTCGGTCGTCGATGCGAACAACCTGACCATCGAGCGTCAGGACGGGTCGAACTTCACGGATTCGAACTGGCTCGCCTCCGCGCTTTTCCCCAGTACGTTCGTTCCGTGGCGCCTGCACCTGGCCTCGACGGCGGACACCGGGGCCAACACCATCCTGGCGCAGGCTCCGGGCTACACCATCCCCGCGCGCCCGCTCGACGCTTCCATCGCAGCGTCCACCGTCATCAACCCGACCATCGCCGCGCCGGCCGCCACGGCGCTGTCGTGGAACCCGCTGTCGGGGCTCCAGATGACGTCGGGGCTCACGGGCCTCGCGTTCGACCCGGCCACCCAGGCGCCCAACGCCCCGGCGTCGTCGTTCATGGACGTGCTGTACCTGACCGCCATCGATTCGCTGCTCGGTGAGAACGCTCCCGCCCGAGACGTGAACCTGCTCGACGTGGCGCGCACCTCGAACAACATCCGCGTCAAGCAGAAGTCCCACGTCGAGCAGTCATCGGCGGTCGGTGTCGGGCGCACCACCACGGTTTGGCCGGAGCTTTCGGTCACCAACACGTCGGCGGTGCTTGGTGATGTGAGCCCCGGCGTCGGCGCGTACCGCGACGAGCGCGTGAACTACTCCTGGCCGGGCGCCAAGACGTTCGTGCCCGAGGCCGTCCCGTTCCTCATCCCGACGTCGGACGGTCATCTGGCCGGCGGGGACCAGAACCACCCGGCGGGAATCATCGAAGTGCCTGCCGCCGGGTGGCTCATCTCCGTCGAGTCGAACCTTCCGCCGGAGAACAACCCGGGCCAGTCCGCGCCGCCGGTTCCCGGCATCATGGCTCCGGTCATCGGGTTCCAGTACGGGGCTCCGGTGCTCGGCATGTCCGAGTACATCCAGTTCCGGCACTCGGGTATCGCCGCGCTCCGCATCGACCGGACGGTGGGCGCCATCTTCCAGTCGGGCATCACGACGGACCTCGTCCCCGGCCAGAAGAACATCAACCGCCGCCGCATGGCGGACTTCATCGAGGACAGCATCGCGGAGGCCCTCAACCCGCTGTCGAAGCTGCCGCTGACGCAGAACCTGCGGGACGCAGCCACGGCGGAGTGCGTGGCCTTCCTCGACTCGTTGCTCTCGCCGAATAACCCGGCGGCTCAGCGCATCGACGATTACGAGGTCGACACCAAGAGCGGCAACACGCCGACCTTGGAAGCGCAGGGCGTCTTCGTCATCATCATCCGCGTTCGCACTCTCGCCACGGCCGACTTCATCGTGCTTCAGGCCGAGATCGGTGAAGGCGTCACCATCACTCGGGCGTAATAGGAGAGACCAATGGCCATCGCTAACACTCAGGTCACGAACCAGACCGCCAACCCGCTCCCCCTGCCCTATCCGTACAAGGGCTTGGTCTTCGGTGACGCCGTCCAGGTCGCGCTGCTCGTCGACTCGCCAGCCACTGTCATCGCCAACATGGGCGGAGCGGCGGCCGTCCGGGGCATCTGGAGCATCGGGCCGACCCCGCCGGGCAGCTCGTTCCAGGCCAGCTACCACGACCAGTCGTCGGGCACCCTCACGGGCGGTCCGGTCTCGAACGTCGAGACGCTCTCGTTGGGCGCCGTCCTCGCTTCGGCGGCCACCCTCGCCCCGACGCAGAACGTCTTCCACGTCTCGGGCGCGGTGGCCATCGTGAACATCACGCCGCCCATCGGCCTCACGTCGGGGCTCGCCGCGCAAATCACCATCATCCCCGACGGCGCTTTCACGTGGACCGCCGCCGGCAACATCGGCCTGGCGGGCACCGCGGTCATCGGCAAGGCGCTGACGATGACCTACGACGGCACCAAGTGGTGGCCGGCCTACATCGCGTAACCTTGACACTGCCAGGCTGGTGATGGCAGCCTGAAGACTACGTACCGCACCACTTCCTCTCGTCCGGGGGTGGGATAGGGCACGTTCGGGGCTTCATCCACCCTGAACGTGCCTTTTCATTTTTGGAGGTGAGCTGTGGCTCAGAGAATCAAAGGCCAGGAAGTCTCGGTCCTTATCATCGTCGACAGTGTCCAGCAGGACACCATCACGGACGTGAAGTCGTTCGAGGTGGCCTTCCAGACTGAGGTTCTCACCGAGGGGTACCTCGGGGAGACGACCAACCGGAAGGACGAAATCTTCAACGGCGTCAAGGGCAAGATGACGTTGAACTTTGAGAACCAGGCCATCTTCACACTGTTCCAGTCCATCATCGACCGGGCGCAGCGCCGCACCGCCGGCACCCAGATCAACATCAAGGCGGCGCTCAACTTCCCCAACGGCGAGCGCCCAAAGATTTTCATCAACGATGTGTTCTTCGGAGAACTGCCGATGACGTTCGGCGGTCGCTCGGAGTACGGCGAGGTGACGCTCGATTTCGAGTCCGCCAACGCGCGCATCGTCACCACGTAGCGAGGAGCCCTGAATGGCGAAGGCAATTCACACGTACACCATCCCCGAGTCCCTGCGGAGCGCGCCCAATGGGTCGCCGAGCCCGACGAAGATTGGGATGCAGCAGCTCAACGCGGACCAGGAGTTGATGGCGTCCAAGACCGGGCGCTTCGACTACATGAAGGCGCAGTACGCGGCGGCCAAGCTCTCCATCGTGGAGTTCGACGGCCGGAAGGTGGACCCGGATGGGACGGTGGACATCTGGTGGGACAAGGCGGACCCGAAACTGCGGTCCCTCGTTCTCCAGGCGTACAACAAGCTCTCGTCTCCCTCGACGGAGGAGGACGAAAGTTTTTTCGGGAGCGAGGAGATGAAGGTGGTCTGACCAGCCTGGCGGTCGGTATCTCTCTCGCTGAAGTGCGAAAGGGACTCGACCGTCGGCTGTGGGAGCTGCTCGCGTATGCAGCCCGATACGGCAAGCAGCCGCTGTCTGAGGCCCGCGCGCTTCCACTCACGGAGCTAGCCCGGTTCGTGACGGCGATATCGAACATCGTCTTGGAAGAGCGGAAAGAGACGGAGGAGGACTGAGATGGCGACGGAGTACGAGGCGAAAACAACCATCGTCGTCGCTGACGAAGCCAGCGGTCCTCTCAAGCAGATTGCCAAGAACGCCGAGCTTGCCGAGTCCACGACGGAAGGCGCGCGTCGCGCTGCAAGTGCCATGACCCCTGCGAATGCGGCCGGCGCCGGCGGCGGTGGTGGTGGAGGTGGCGGTGGGGAGGGCGGCGGTGGCGGAGGCGATGAGGACTTCGCGCTGCTGGTGAAGGAGCGCAAGGAGCGCAAGAAGCGCCTGTTCGCTCACCGCGTCGAGGACCAGCGGGCCAGTGCCTTGACCAAGGCGGCCGAGGTCTCTCTCGGGTTGCTCGTCTCGACCCAGAACCAGTGGGCGGCCAAGATTGCCAAGGTGGCCGGCACCAGCGAGTCCGTCGGTCTCAGCCTGCTCCAGTTCGGCGGCAAGGTCGGCGGCGTCGGTTCGGTGCTGTCGAGCCTCGGCAGCTACGGCGCCATCGCGTCGGTCGCCCTGGAAGCGACGTCCTACGTCCTTGAGAAGTTCGGCGTGAACGTCGAGGAGTTGCAGGAGCACGCCATGCAGGCGTCGGCTTCGTTCCTCGGCATCTCCACGGCGCTCGACAAGGCCAAGTCGGAAGGGTTTGCCACGGCCGAGGCGAAGAAGGCGCAAGAGGAGTGGGACAAGCAGTTCTACGCCCAGCGAATCTACACCGAGGCCATCCGGGGGCACGCGCAGGAGATTGAATCCATCGGCGCCCGTGAGCGCGGGTCGGTTGACGAGCACCTCGCCACCCAGAAGCTGGTCAACGCGCTGATGGTGGAGAACGCCGAGTACACCAAGCTCGGCTATGACAAGGTGCGCGACATGGTCTCGGAGGCTGCCAGCAAGACGGTGTCGGCCCAAGACCAGGAAGCGACTGCGCATCTGGAGATGGCTCAGATGGCGAAGAAGCACATCGCCGCACTAGAGCAGTCGTTCGAGAAGGGTGAGGAGGGAGCACTCGCGCGCAGCATTGCAGTGATGACGGAAGTCAACGAGATGAAGGCGCAGGGCAAGATTCGCGAGGACCAGGCGCAGATGTACGCCTCTCTCACTGAGGCGGAGATCGACAAGCGCACGTCGATTGAGTCGGAGACGGTCGCTTACTACAAGATGGCGAAGACCAAAGAGGACGAGGAGTTGGCCGTCGCCGCCGTGATGAAGGCGCACAAGCACCTCTACCCGAAGGTGCTGAAGACTGCTGAGGATTACGACAAGCTGCGGCGGGCCATCGCCACGAGCGGCCAGGCGGTGCTTACCGCGCTCAAGTTGACGACGGGCGAACGGCTGCCGGAAATCCTCTCTGACATCGAGGGGAAGGCGCTCAACAAAATCAGCCACGTCAATGACTTCCGTGGGAGCCACTTCGATATCAAGCAGGCGTTCGCTGAGGGCTTCGACCCTGACCGTATCGCCGTCGCGTTCTCCAATGACCTCGCTGTGCTCGGCGAGCGGCAGCGCCAGGCCAACTCGGGCATCGTCTCTCCGCTGGGCGTGCGGTAGTCCATGCCCGAGGTCTTCGGCGAAGGTACAGCACTCAGAATCACCGAGTTGAGCGGTGAGGGGCGCACGCTGTCGCTCGCCGGCCGCGCGCTGCCGTACCGTCCCATCGGGTTCTCGGGGACCATGCGCGCGGAGTTCACGTGGTACCCGGGCAACCCGACGGCGACCGTCCAGGTGCTCGGCGCGTCCGAGGACACGACGTCCATCAACGGGATGTGGAAGACCAAGTTCCTCACTCCGATTGACGGCACCGCCCCGGCCATTGCTACGCTTGCAGGCGTCAACATCGGCAACTCGATGGACCTTGTCCTGGCTGTCGACGACATCCGACGGAAGGGTCAGCTTCTAGAGTTCCAGTGGGACGTCATCATCCGCTGGGGCATCCTCACCAAGTTCACGTACAAGTTCAACAATCGGTTGGACGTCACGTGGGAGATGACGTTCACCTG